GGATTCTGAATAAGAACGGGAAGCAGAAGGCAAAATGGGGCGATATTACGGCAGAATTTGAAAAAGAACTGTCTGGCGAATTTGAAAAGCTGGACATGGTTATGTTCAGTCTGACCGCGTTTATGCCGATCGCCAAGTCCATGCTGGATTTAGGTCCGACATGGCTTGACAGCTATGTGAGACAGGTTTTACAGGACGCTTTATACGTCGGGCTGGAAGAAGGGATCGTCTGCGGTACGGGCGTAAAAATGCCGATCGGCATGATGAAAGACATTACCGCAGCACACGCGGACGGCGAAGCATACCCCGACAAGACCGCGATCAAGGTTACGGCATTTACACCGGAAGTTTACGGCGGGCTGATCGGGAAAATGGCAGTAAGCAGGAACAACCGCCCCCGCGCGGTCGGCGAAGTGATTATGGTCGTAAATCCGGTTGATTACTGGCAGAAGGTCATGCCCGCAACCACGATCCAGCGTCCCGACGGCACATACGCAAATAATGTGCTGCCTTATCCCACCGAAGTGATCCAGTCCGAGGAAGTACCCAGCGGAAAAGCCGTGCTGGGTATTGCAAAACAGTATTTTTGCGGGATCGGCACAGGGAAAGACGGCGTGATCGAGTATGACGACAGCTACAAGTTTTTGCAGCGCGAAAGGGTATACGCCGGACACCTTTATGGCAACGGCAAGCCGAAAGACAATAACAGCTTTCTTGTGCTTGACATTAGCGAACTGCAGCCCGCCGCATATCTGGTATATACAGCGGCAGCAGGCGCGGCGGTAAGCCCTGCGGCATATATGGCAGAGGGCGTGGCAGCATATACAGGAGAGCCGCAGACTGTCGAAAAGGAAGTTGAAAAAAGGACATGGACGGAAAGCGAGTTAAACGGAATGACCGTGGCACAGATCGAGGGGCTGGCGGCATATATGAAGTATACGGTTGAGGGTAACAACAAACCCGAAAAGATCGCGTCCTTCCTTGCGGCGCAGACGGCAGCAGGCAGCAACTAACAGACATACAGGCGGCGGGGGCTTCCCTTGCCGCCTATCATAAAAAGGCGGTGCAATATGGCAGAGGTACAGGGAAAGACAGCCGAGGACGTTCTACTGGAAGATATTCTGAATGATTTGGATATTACTTTTGAGGACGAAGCGACAAAAAAGAAAATGCGGGACATTATGCAGCAGGGGCAGGCGCGGCTGGAACAAATAAAAGGCGGCGTGATCGACTTTGAAAAAGAGAAAACCGCGCGGACATTGCTTTTTGCTTTCTGCCGTTACGGGAGATCAAACGCCATAGAGCAATTCGAGCATGATTTTTCGTGGAACTTGACAGGGTATGCGCTGGAAGAAGCGGTGGCGAATGTACCGGAAAAGGAAAGCGGGGCAGCAGATGAAGGCAAAGTTTGAAGAATTTAACGACGGGATCGCGGACGTGTATTGCGTGAACGGCGAAGACAGACTGGAAAAGATAAAAAAAGGGCTGCGCTTCGGAAATGAAAACGTGGGGATCACAAGACATTATGCAGCACAGGTGGCAGATACCCGCGTGGATCGCGTTATACACATTCTGCGGCAGCAGGACATAGAACCGCATCAAGTTGTAGTGATTGAGGGCAGGCAATACGACATTGACAAAGCGGATCATTTAAAAGACACGCTGCCGCCGATCACGAAACTAACGCTTGTTAAATTCGAGAAGCACAGGGAGAAGGAATTTGCATGAGTGCAATAAAAAGAGAGGTTAAGCCGGAAAAACTGGGAGAAGCACTTTCGGAAATACTAACCAACTGGGCAGACGAACAGGAAAAGGAATTTGTAAAGGCGATTGACGCAGCAGCCGAAGCCTGTAATGAAAAGGCTAAGCAAGTGCTTTATAAAGGGCATGGGATAAAAAGCGGGAATTATCGAAATAGTTTTACGGTAGATAGTAACTGGAAAGCGCGCCACCATTATGTAGCAAGGTGGCACGTTAAAGCCCCACACTACCGTTTAACACATTTACTGGAATACGGACACTTGACACGGGACGGGACAAGCAGGACGAAGCCAGTAGAGCATGTGAAATACGGTAGAGAAATTGCGGAGAAGGTTCTTGACGAAAAATTAAAAGGATTGTGGAATGGCTAAAATTATGCAATATACACGCATGAAGCTATTATGAAATCTTTTAAAAGGTAAAGATCATCAAGGCTTTTTATATCGGCGCGCCAGTGTTGTTGTTTTTTATTAGATTGAGCATCAAATAAGGGATTTTCGATATTGCTTTTAGCGAGAGCGCGTGGAAGACGCAAAGAAATCCATTTAGCACGTTCAGAATATTTTAAGCGCAAAAAATCATTTTTTCCGCAAAACATGGAAATGTAATTGTCGCTACGGCGATCAAGATAAATGTTTTCGGAATTTTCTGGGGGGGGGGGAAAGGAATGAAAAAATAATTTTAACTACGTCTTTTTCGTCGTCATTGATGTTCAATTCTTTATCAAGAATACTATCAATGGACACTGATTTTGTTTTTGCGTCAAATGAAAAGGAAATCATATAAAACCACCTTTCTGCATAGTGCAGTATATTTTTATAAGTTGCATTATAGCAAAAACAAAACGGGAAATAAAGATACTTTTAATGCGAAATAGTCAGAAAGGGAAAAAATGGACATACAAGCATATTTGGAGAAAGAAACAGGGCTTCCGGTCGCGGAAGTAGCTTTCACACAGCCACAAAAGCTGCCGTTTATCGCTATTCTTGACCGGACGGACGACGACGGCGACGACTTCCACGCACAGATCATAACGCACGATCTGACAGTCGAATTTTACGCGGCGCGCATAGACGCGGGGAACGAAAAAAAGATTGAAGCGGCATTTGCAAAGCAGGCGTGGAAAGCGACAAAGGACAGGGAGTGGATCGCGGAAGAAAAAATGTTTGAAACTATTTATACAACAAATTTTATAGAAAAGAGGTAAAAACGCATGAAAAAGGGAACGAAGGAAAAAGTCACGCTGGGGAGCGGTAAACTTTACATGGCAGAGTTTACAGGCGACTTTGCGGAAAACTTTGCGGACATTTTAGCGCAGCTTATGACACCGGAAAATCACGCGGGCTGGATCAAGGGCGGCGCAAGTATTGAGTACAAGCCCACAATGACACAGGAAAAAGACGATCTGGGGCATATCGTCAAGGAAATTCTGACGGACGAGGAAGCCACTTTCAAGTCGGGGCTTTTCACATGGAACGGGCAGACGCTGGCGAAGTTTGCGGCTACGGCAGAGATTACGACGGAAACAAAGGACGGGAAAACATACCGCCGCTTGAAAATTGGCGGGACGGCAAACGACGACGGGAAACAATATGCGATCCTGTTTGTGCATGAAGATCCGGTGGAAGGCGACTGCTATCTGCTTGTGGTCGGCAGAAACAGCGCAGGATTTACAATCACATTTGCGCCGGACAGCGCAACCGTGATCGACGCGGAATTTTCTTGCAAGCCACACGACGAGCGCGGGACGCTGATTGAGTTTGTGGAAGAAATCGACGAGGAATACCAGCAGACATACACGGAAACAGAGTTAAACGCGCTGACCGTGGCACAGATTGAGACGATCGCAAAGGCGAAAGGCTACACGCTGACAGGCGGTGACAAGGCGGCAAAGATCGCTTCCTTCCTTGCAGCACAGACGGCAGCAGGCGGCGGGAATGACACAGGGCAGGATGGCAACACAGAATAACAGATAAACGCGGGGCTGGCATTCCAGCCCCAGCACATTACAAAAAAAAACGGAAGGAAAGTAAAGATATGAATTTTAAAGTAAATTTTCAGAAAGCAAAAAGAAATTACATGGTTTTGACATTTGACGACGAACGCGAGGTGGACGGCAGGATCGAAGAATACGAAAGGACAATTATGGTCGGTATGCCGAAAAAGCGAGTTTTCACGGCGTTAATGGATATGCAGAAAATCACGGACAAAAGGGACGACGCGCAGACGAAAGAGGAAAAGAACGAAGCAAACAGGGAGATCATAGACGAATTATACGAACTTACGGCACTGGTTCTTTCCAACAATCTGAAAGGCGAGAAAATAACAACGGAATGGGTGGAAGATCAGCTTTCGATAGATGAAATCAAAGAACTTCTCACACAGTACGCGAAATTTGCAAATGGCGAAGCGGCAAACCCAAACTAGAGCCGCCCTTCTATCCGACGGACGAAGCCGGATTTTATGACATACCGACGTACTGGGAACATTTGGTACATGAATATACCGGACTGAATGTAAACGAAATAGAAGAACTGGAATATATAGACTATTTGCAGTACAGGCGGGATGCTTTCATACATGAAATGAATAAAACAGAAGAAGGGCGTGAATATCTGGAAAATGCGCTGACGCTATCGCAGACAGAGCCGGACAGACAAAGCCTGCGGCGACTTTTCGGAAAGAGAGGTTAAGCGGCAATGTCAAAGGGACTAAGAGAAATTGACGTAGTAATAGAGGGAAAAACAACGCCGCTACATAAAGCCCTTTCAAAACTTAATGCGGAAACGAAGGGGCTTCAAAGCGAGTTAAAGGGCATAAATTCCCTTTTAAAGTTTGATCCGAAAAATACAGAACTGCTGGCGCAGAAGCAAACGGTTTTATCACAGGCGATCGAACAGACGGAAAGCAAGTTA